CAAGAGGCAGATGAATTAGGCAGAATATTACAATTGATCGGCAGGAAATAATCATGCGTGAATTAAATGAATTTAATAACTGGGCACAAGATATTATTTCTGAGGCCATTACAGAAAAAAAGTCCGATAGTATTGAACGAGCATTGCCTGTTGAAAAAAATATCATGTATCAGGCACAACGGAAATACAGTGATCGTAGTCCTGAACAAGCCCTAAATTTATTCTTGGCAGATAAACTTGATGATTTTGATCGCCGTGATCTGGACCAAAACAAAGTAATCAATCGTCAACGCCAAGATAATGAACGACTGCGTTCACAAGTCGGGCAAATGAGCCAAGAACTTCAGGATCTAGAAACTCGCAGTGCTGAGAGTGATGCAGAACTAGATAGATTGAGAACTTTAAGCGGTAATATTCGTGCAGATGTTGAAAAACGACAACTAGATACTCGTGAAGTTCAAGAGATAATGGCACAGATTGAACAACTCCGAACCAAACCCGGAGTTAGTTCAGAGCAATATGAAAAGTTAAAGAACGAAGTTGAGAACCAAATAAAAGATTTCCAAGAAAAAGGTGTCGATCCTGAAAAATTTGCTGAGTTCAATGAGCGGTTGCAACAACTCAATGCTAGCCAAAGGATAGAAGCAGAACAATTGCGGGATTTAGAAAACTTAGTAGGTCAAGCAGAAGCCAGCAGAGCACGCCTTGGTGCTACAGCAGAACAACAAGTTGAAAAAATTAACAATCTAGTTAAAGATTTAGAAAACAAAGAGCGTAGATTTGAAAAGAGTTTACGCCGTAGTGGTGTCAAGTATAAAGAGTTCCAGGACAAACTAGATAAGTTTGAACAGGATACCATACGCAAAAATGTGCAACAAGATACAATTATAGATGCTATCAGAGACCATGACCTACTACAAGACAAGGAAATTGAAAGCCTGGGAGGCACGGCCCCAGCAAGACAGATGAAACTGGTAGAGCCACAACAAAAGGATAACTTAGAAGATTTTACTTCATCATTGATGAGCAGGCTTGGTCAGGGACAATTGCTGCTGCCAGAGCCAAATGGCGATAATGGAGCCAAAACTACTCCCAGTGTGGATGGAAAGTTACCGCCCAGCCAACCAGAACAACCTGAACAAGAACTTGATCAAGAGCCAAAAAATCAACAGGGTCAAGGACTAAATGTGTTGCCGGCAAAACTCAGAGAGAACATCTTATCAGAAGTACAAATGACTCCTGAAGAAATGGCCGAACAGCAAAGAATAGCGTACCAATATGCCATGAAATGGGCACCCTTGTACTATCAAATATGGGAGCGAGAACCTGACAAAAGACGCATCATACGCCGTTACGCACGTGATGATGCGGTAGATGCCATATTTCAGAGTGTATTCCATTGGTTGGTACGTGTGGGTCGTTACGCAGTCGAGGATGAAAATCGTTTGTGGCGAACATCATTGGAAATCCTAGTTGCACAGCATCCTTATGTTGAATATGATGACTTGGGGTTGGATCCTGCTAAAATTAAAGGCAGTAATTTATCGCCTGCGAGCAATAAACCACGCACTCAGCAGCCTACTGAACCACAAGAACCTGTTCAAGCACGATTACCACTGGACGACATGAAAGAAAGTCGTCTGCCACGAAAACTTAGCCAACAAATAGACACACTGGCTGAAAATATCCTGGGTGAACAATACAGTAAATACTTACGATGAGAGCATATCAATTCTTATTTGAGGCCAAAGGCCACCTGCCACATCCAGAAGATGATGTGTTCTTACAACCAGATGCTGGTTCCAGAGCCATTCAGGCCATTGAAGCTACTGCCCGTGATCCACGCACTGTGACCATCAAGTGGGACGGATATCCTGCCTTGATATTTGGTCGCGGTCCTGATGGTAAGTTCACCATCATGGACAAGCACATGTTCAACAAGCGTGACCCAGCAGCACGACGACTACATAGTCCAGAAGCCTGGGCACAGTATGAAATGTCCCGTGGTGATGCCGCACGAACAGGTTTGCTTCAAATAGTGCAAGAAATCTGGCCAGGTCTGGAACGTGCTAGTAGCCAGGCTGGTCCAGGTTACTACTGGGGAGACTTACTGTTTAGTAGACCATTGCAGAATGAAAATGGTGTTTATCGTTTCCGAGCCAATCCCAATGGCATCACATACACAGTCGATGCGAACAGTGATGTGGGTAAATTACTCACAAACAAACAAGCAGGAATAGCAGTACATCAGTATCTGGATCCCAATGCCACCAGCACTGATGATGCTACCAGCCTAAACGGCACAATTGGCCGACTACAGAACAACAGCAATGTGGCCATAGTGCCCAGTGCTATGCCAGTGCAACCCAAGATACAAATCAATCGCAATTTGTTGACCAAGGCTAAAAATAGTGTGGCTCGTCTGGGCCCAGTTGTGCAACAATTCATGAATGGTGTACCACAAGCACGTTCAGCATTTGAGCAACTGTTTACCACATACCTAAATCGCCGCATTGTGGGCGGCAACCTAGACAATCTGGTTGATGGCTTTTACGAATACTTCATGCAACGTCCCATGACCGACCGCATGAGAGCCAAACTCACAGAATACCTACAACAGAACAGTCGTGCAGTTCAAGCAGCGTTCCAACTCTGGATTGACATTTACAATTTGAAACAAAGCGTGACTGATGATCTGGATCGTGCAGCAGCCAGCAGTCCAGTGCAGGGTTATCTACAAGATGGCACACAGACACAAGAGGGTTTTGTGAGCAATGGCTACAAGTTTGTGAATCGCATGGGCTTTGCCCGTCAGAACTTGGCCAGCCGTCAGCAGCAGGTCAGCGAAGCACAGGACGACAACCTGGAAACACTGGTGATCTATCCTGGTGGCTTCCATCCATTCCATTTAGGTCATGCCAGTGTGTTTGACCACCTGGCTAAAAAGTTTCCTGACAGTGAAGTGTTCGTGGCCGCCACTGATAGTAAAACTGAAAGACCATTTGGCTACGAGGACAAAGAATTTCTGGCCAACCAGAGTGGAGTTCCACGTGGCCGCTTTGTGCAAGTTCGTAGTCCATACCAGGCCCGAGAAATTACTGACCACTATGATCCTGAAACCACTGCGGTTGTGTTTGCTGTGAGTGAAAAGGATCGTGATCGTTTCAATTTTGCTCCCAAGAAAGACGGCACACCAGGATACTTCCAGCCATACAAGCCAGGTTCACTACAGCCCATGAGCAAACACGGATACATTTACATTGTGCCCAAAGTGGATTTTGCCATTGCAGGACAAGAGGTAGATAGTGCCAGTAAAATACGCAACATGTATGCTGATGGTGATGACGCCACACGCCAGCAAATAATCCAGGACTTGTATCCACACGCCAAAGCACCTAAGCGAATCAAACGGATTTTGGACAATGTGCTGGGTGGCTTGACCGAAGCAGACAATCCAGATTATTTTGGTGGCAGCAGCCAGAGTGCCATACCAGGCACACCAGACAGTCTGCAACCACAACCAGATCCAGAAGAAATCCGTGCCCACAATCGTGAAATGGCACAGATGCGTAGGTGGATGGGTCATACCAGCCGCTGGTAAAACTGCGTAAAATCTTGTACTATTTTTGCCTGGTCTGGGCAATAAGTACTCTTGACACATCTGAAAAGTAGCGTATACTTGATGATGTATCTCAGTTCTCTCCTTGAGAACTACACTTTGATACTTAGTTGATACTACACTTTGGCATTTTTATAAAGGAGAAACAATATGTCACTAGCAGCAATCCGCGCTAAATTGCAAGCGCAAGAAACTCGCACCACTCAAAATCAGGGCATGGCCCAGAGCGACAACGGCATGTATCCACACTGGAACATGCAAGAAGGTCAATCAGCCACTGTGCGTTTCCTCCCTGACGGGGACACCAGCAACTCATTCTTTTGGGTTGAAAAGGCCATGATCAAACTGCCTTTCCAGGGCATCAAGGGTCAGGCTGGAACTGAAGGCAAAGAATACATTGTGCAGGTTCCCTGCATGGAAATGTATGGCGAAAACTGCCCTGTACTGGCTGAAGTTCGTACCTGGTACAAGGACGAAAGCCTGAAAGAAATCGCTAACAAATACTGGAAGAAGCGTACCTATTTGT